CGGCGTGCGAGATGATGGGTTTAAAATTTGCATTGACACTGGAAGTTTTTTACATGATGGATATATTACTGCAATGGTAATAGACGGCCCAAAACAATATTTTTTAGATAGCAAATAAACCACAACAAGTAAAGATTGCACAAAATCACAACAGGACGATATCATCCATTATCTTAAGGAACAACAATATACTATAGTATGAGTTGTTTTAATGATTTATTTGTTTTTTGACTTTCGAGTCTATTTGTTTTAAAAGATCTATAAATATTAATTTTTCTGCTTAAGCCGATATTAATATGATTTAAAGATTCACATAAATTAATTCTATTTTGTAGATTTGTAAATTCAAATACAGAATAACCATGATCTTTAGTATGAGATGCGTGAGATTTTTTTCTATCTTTTCTATATAAAGCATATTGAATATCTTTAGATAAACAATATTCTTCTAAGAAATCCCAACTTTGGTTTTTATTTCCATTAAATCCGACGCGAAATAGATTATTTTTATCTAAAGATACGCTTCCATCTCCATCAAGAAAACCTTTAATAAAAAATGGCTTCATATTTTCTATTAATTTATAAAACAAAGGGCAACCATTATTTTTATTATGAAATTGATATTCTTTAAAAAATTGCATTTCTGCCTGTTTGGCGGCTCTAATGCAAGATTGGGGTTTTGTTGAGTTTTTTCTAACTCTTGTCGTATATTTTAAAAAGCCGATATCTTGTAATATAGGCCAAATATATAAAAAATCATCTGTTTTAATTTCAAAAGAAAAATTATAATTATTTTTACATAAGCCAAAATGACAATCCGCCCAAAAATAACCCAAAATATAACAATGTTCCGCTTTACTTAAATCAAATTTCATATATAATAATCGTGTATACCACTTATTTACACAAATTAATAAAAAAATGCAAAATAATACATATGAAAATATACTAATCCTTGGGGACCACCATGGAAATTACAATAGGATTTTTGATAAAATTTATAAAAATCAAATCAAAAATTGTCTATTAATTCATGTCGGAGATGGAGGAGAAGGATTCAAGCCTAGAGACGAAGAGCTAAAAACATTTAATATTTTAAATGAAAAATTTAGTAGTCTTGGTATTCAATACATGAGTATCAGAGGCAATCATTCAGATCCATCCTACTTTGACGGTTCAGTTAATTTAAGTCATTTTAAATTACTTCCAGACTATCACACCGAAATCATTAACGATGAAAAGTTTTTGTTTGTTGGCGGCGCAGTGAGTATTGATCGAGTATACCGTAAGGAAGGCTTAAGCTACTGGAGCGATGAATTATTTGTTTTAAAGCCAGAGTTGGTTGAAAAATGTGATGTTCTTATTACGCATTCTGCGCCGACTTGGATCGGACCTATTGACAAAGAAGGCATTAGTAGTTGGTGCGAAAAAGATCCAACACTCTGGGATTTATGCTACAAAGAGCGTAAAGATCACGATGAACTAATTCGTCTTGCTAAACCCACTATGCATTACTGTGGTCATTTTCATTCATATCATTGGGTTGAAATGAACGGCTGCTATTCTACGATTCTCGCCATTGAGCAGATTAAAGAGCATAAACTTATCGAATCTGCTTTTTAAACACTGCGTTACAATAACATTACATGAAAACTAAAATACAAGAAGATTTGGTCGTCGCTATGCGAGCCAAAGACACCATAAAGCTTAATGTTTTGCGATCAGTCAAAACCGCAATTACCAATGCTGAAAAGGCAAACAAAGACAATCCTCTTGCTGATCTTGAATTGGTGAACGTTGTTCGTAAATTGGTGAATCAGCGCAATGATAGTATTGATCAATTTGTCAATGCCAAGCGTTTTGATTTGGCTGATAATGAACGCCAAGAAAAACAAATTCTTGAAAACTATCTTCCACAATCTTTGACCGAAGATGAACTGAACGCTCTGGTCAATACAACTATTGAGGAGTCGCAAGCAACTACCAAAAAAGACATGGGTAAGGTTATCAAGGCAGTTCAAGAAAAAGCTCAAGGACGGGCTGATAACAAGGCTATTTCTCAATTGGTCAATTCTAAACTTAACTGAGAGATATGAAAGGTAAATTTTACATATGCGATTGTGGTCATGGCGGTCTTTATGTCCAATATGACAATGATTATGGATTGGAGATTTCACACTTCCAATATGACGTTTCTCGTAGTTTCTGGAATCGTATTAAATTTGCATGGAAATGCTTGACAGGAAAGCCATACTCTGATATGGTGTTGCTGTCCGATTCTAAAATCGCAGATTTAGTGGATCAACTGATCCATGTTCAAAACACTGACCTAAAATAAACAAGATGAAAAAAATTGCTAGTATTGAAAAGATTGTAGAAGTTTGCGATCATCCGAACGCCGAACGATTGGAAATTGTTAAAGTTCTTGGATATCAGTGTGTAACTCAAAAGGGTCTACATAAAACTGGAGACACGATCATTTATATCCAACCTGACAGCATTCTTCCTGAACAGCCGTGGGCGGAAGATTACCGCAAGTATTCACCTTCTCGTATTCGCGCCGTAAAATTGAGGGGAGAATATAGCGAAGGGGTTGTTGTTCGCCTTGACCAAGTTGCTGAGTTCTTGCCTGCTGATGGTGATATCCAAGAAGGGGATGATATGGCTGTTATTCTTGGTGTCGAACATTATGAACCACCAGCACCTCAAGATCTTAGTGCCAAGGGACTTCTTCCATTTGGAATTCCTAAGACTGATGAAGAGCGTTGGGAAAATATCGTCTCTGTTCTTCCTATTGGAGAAACTGTTGATGTTACTCTTAAGGTTGACGGTCAGAGTTGGAGTGCATACTACAAACTTGATCAAGACGCATTTGGAGTTCTTGGCCGAACCATGGAATACAAGCTTGAATGCGGTAATCGTTACACCGCTCAAATTGATCGTTATGGTATTGAAGAAAAGCTTCGTGCGTTTGGTCAGAAACATAATGTCTCTATTTGTATTCGTGGTGAAAGCTATGGAGAAGGAGTGCAGAACTTTACACACAATCCACACGCCAAGGAAAAGGCTGGTCTTGCTCTGTTTAGCGTGTATCTGATTGATGAACATCGTTATGCTCGTAAGGGCGATCCGTTCTATGTTGATATTGTCTCTGCTGAACTTGGTCTTCCTACCGTTGAATTCATCGAACGTGACGTTGTTCTTACTGAAGAACTCATTCAGAAGTATTCTATTGGTATTGATAAGATCAATGGCAAACCATTTGAAGGAGTGGTAATTAACCACGGCGCATATGTTAAGCCGAAAACCATTCAGACTCCAGATGGTGATAAAGTGGTTGATTACAAATACAATCCGGGATCGTTCAAGATCATCAACAAGAACTACGACAGTAAGAAGTGATGAACGATACTGAAACCACTATACATTTCACCATCCAGCATCCTATTCAGACTGGATACTGGCGACTTAATGATCAGATCAAAGTGATGACAATCACCCGTCCTTCATTATGGACGAGATTTTGGGTTTCGTTTTTCTTTGGCGTAAAGTGGATCAGTTATTGACATTCCAAAATATCGTGCTAAAACTAAATATCATAGTATGAAGAACAAACACGGAACGGGTTATGAAATTGTTGAAAACCACGACGGCACTTACACATTACTTGAATTGCATGGTGATAAAACATACGTTGTTGTTGCTAATGTTACTCTCGATGAAGCTTTGGAAGCCAAACAAAATCTTCAATCAGATGCGACACCACAAGATTTTAAAACATTTTACAACAACACACACAAATATACAAAATAATCAAAATACTATGAACATAAAAGAACAAGTAATCAAAGCGAAAAATCAGGGATTATCTTATAAACAAATATCCGATACTTATGGAGTTCCCCGCTCAACAGCATTTGATTGGGTTAAAGCCGCTGGTGCATATGATGAGCCAATCGTTGTGGGTGTTATCAATACAAATCTCAAACGAGAAAAGGATGTCAAGTTTGATAAAACATCTGACAATGTTTTAGAGTTCCTAGAACAGTTGGCACCTATTGAAGTTCAACCATCCAACAACAGTGCCATTTCACATTCTGTCAACAATGGATATGCAATGGTCATTGGCGATATGCATTTCCCAAAACAATGCGATAAGACAATCAGCATTTTTCTACAAGTGGTTGAAAAGCTTCAACCCGAAACCATCATTTTAAATGGTGATACTGTTGATCTTCTAGCGGTTTCTCGTTATCCAAAAGACATTCGAAGCCAATACAATCTTCTTGAAGAGCGCATTGCTTATCATAAGTTCTTAGACAGTTTACTTGCCATTGTTTCAGAGGAAACCCAAATCATTGAAGTTAATGCCAACCATAGCGGTAATGATGTTACTGGACGTTGGTGGCGTTATCTCTCCGAGCGAATTGGAGAATTGGCAGTCTTGCCAGAAATAAGAAACGTGCTTTCTTATGAAAGTGTATTCCTTGGCAATTACAAAGAGCGGGTGTCTCTTGTTGATTATGTCAACATCACCGATGATTTCGTTATTATTCACGGTGATGTTGTGCGCAAGAATGGGGGCTATTCTGCTAGAGGTATGCTTGACAAGCTTAACATTTCGTTAATGCACAACCACACTCATCGTATCGGGTCTACTGCTCAACGCATTCCCGGTATTGGAAAGCGTAAAGACAAGCAAATCTTTGCATGGGAAAATGGTTGTGCGTGTGATTTAAATCCAGTTTATGCAAGCAGCCCAAATTGGCAGAATGGCTTCAGTATTATCGGATTGGATAATAACTGCAATGACCAGCCATATTCCGTTGAACAGGTAATGGTTCTCGATGGTGTTGCCCATGTATCAACTCTTGGAGAAACTATCACAGCAATTTAAAATGATGCGTCATGAAAAAATCAAATATCAAAACGCCGTTTGATTATGGTCAATATCGTATTGAATACAGAACTGTTCGTGATGGAGAGTTGCGTTTTCTCAAAAAGAAAATAACAGATTTACAGATTGCATTCAAAGAATCCTCAAAGTTGAGAGATTTGGGATATGATGATGTAATAGTCAGAACAAATACATAAATGAATAATGAATAAATACGAAGCTGAAATTGATGGGCATAGTTTTTTGATGGTTGATGACACCACCATCGAAGTTTGGGATAATTATGAAAGTGAGCATCCAATTGGTTACATTGCAGTAAAAGATGGTAGCATTAAATCTGAGAAAGACTTTCATTATGAAGTAATGGATTGGTCAGCAAAAAATATATTGTGAATCAACTTTTTTAATAAATTAAACACTGCGGTAGCTTATTGGCATGGACCTGAACTACACAGAAGTCGAATTCACAAAAATTAAAGATGTAGAAATTCCGCAAGAATTCTACAATCGACTAACTACCAATATCCAACACTTGGATGATATTTTTGGTGGTGGAATCTTTCCCGGTTCCACCATCACACTTATTTCTGATCCGGGTATTGGTAAAAGTATTTTCTCTTTGCAGCTTGCTGAATATTTGACAAAAAATCATTATCGCGTTGCCTATTCATCTGGGGAGGAAGACATTTCTCAAATTGCATTCAATGCTGGTCGTCTTAATGTTGAAGAGCTTAAGATTGGAACCATTACTGACGTTGATAGATTAACTGCCGCTATGGAAAATCTTGATTTCATTGTCATTGATAGTTTCCAATGTTTGAAAACCAAACAAGACTTAAACTCAAAACAACTGGTCAAGTATATTTCAAATACGATGATCAAACAGGCAAAGAATGTTAAGTGTTCCCTGTTGTTTATTGTGCAGCTTACCACAAGCGGAGACATGCGAGGAGGTAACGTGTTGCCTTATGCTGTTGATACAAACATTCGAATTTCAAAACACGATGACAACGAAGAACAACGCATCATCAATGTTTATAAAAACAGGTTCGGAAAGACAGGCAAACACGTTGCTATGATGACACACCAAGGTTATGATTTTGCTGGTGTTTACGTAGAACCTGAGAAAACTAAGACTGTGCGCATCAGCATCAATGAACAGCGCAAAGATCAAATTCTTGACATGGTGGATCATCCGTTCATTACTGTCAATCGAATTGTCAATGACTTAAACATTGGACTGCAAACCGCAAACAATTTGTTACGAGAGTTGACAGCACTTGGAAAAATTGAAAAATTTGGTCGAGGTAATTCTGCAGTTTGGATAAGTGACCGCTTGACAAAGCAAGAGTTTCTGCTAAAATCTCTGGACTCTCTAGCACAACAATATCAAAATGTCTGAAGAACCTACCATCATTCTTCCAGTAAACATTCTGGAACAAGATTTATCAATAGCAGAGCTTGGCACCATCATGGTACTCATGTGCTTGCCGCATTTGACACCAACAGTTAAAAATGTTTGGCTCAAAGATAAAACATTCGAATCTGGAATTTTAAGTTTAGATTCTAAAGGGTTAATAACCATTGAAGATAATGTTGCTACCATCAACTTTACAAACCAATAACATGACAACTATTGAATCAATAATCAGAGAACTTAGAATCACTTGGGGATATGATACCATCGAATTGAATCACATCAGAGAATTACTAGAAGAATATGGAGCGATAGAATACACTAGAGGCATATTACAATCTGATAAATTTTTAAAATACGAACAATCAGAACAATAAAACACTGCACCAGACTACAAACATGATCGCTTGCAAAGCTACTTATAATTTCAAATGTCTCAATCAAGAGTATAAAATCGGAAAGACTTATACATCTGATAAGTTGGAAATCTGTAAACACGGTTTCCACTTCTGTCAAAATATGGAAGATGTATTAGAATATTATCAACCATCAAAAGATTTCGTTCTTCTTGAAATTGAAGTTCTCGGCAAGATTGAAACGAATAGAGATAAATCCGTTACGGATAAGTTCCGTGTAATTCGTGTAATTCCTTTTGAGGAATATACTGATATCATGAAATCTCGATTTCCCACCTGTGAATACGATGAAAGGAATAATCTTATTTCTATAACGTATCCAGATTGTGAAAGGCATACCTATGAATACGATGATAGGAATAATCGTATTTCTGAGACTTATCCAAGTGGTACCAAGTGTATCTATGAATACGATGATAGGAATAATCGTATTTCTACAACGCGTCCAAATGGCGAAAAGTATACCGTTGAATACGATGAAAAGAATAATCTTATTTCTATGACGTATCCAAATGGTGTCAAGTATACCTATGAATACGATGAAAGGAGTAATCGTATTTCTACGACGACTCCAAATGGCGAAAAGTATACCGTTGAATACGATGAAAAGAATAATCTTATTTCTGAGACGCATCCAAATGGTCGCAAGACTACCTTTGAATACGATGAAAGGAATAATCATATTTCTACGACGTATCCAGATGGTAAAAAGCATACCTTTGAATACGCTAATGTAACTGAAAAATAAAACACTGCACCAGACTACAAACATAATGAACATTAAAACAACCAAGGGTGATCTGCTAGAATTTTACAACGACAGCGATTGTGATGTTATTGCACATTGTTGCAATTGCCAAGGCGTTATGGGTTCTGGTATTGCTCTTCAAATCAAAGAAGAAATCCCCGGAGCTTATCTTGCTTATAAGCAACATGAACAAGACGCTGGTGGTCTTTTTCTAGGAACCATTTCGGTCTTTATTGATGACAAGACCAAGGCGATTGTGAATCTCCATGCACAAAACCTGTATGGCTACGATGGTTCTCGCTTTGTTAATTACGAAGCTCTGTATGAAACACTGCGACAGACTAAAAATCTAATGGAAACCAAAGGATTTAAAACCCTTGGCGTCCCTTACAAAATGGCATGTGATCGCGCTGGTGGAGATTGGCGCATTGTCATGGCCATGCTAGAAACAATTTTCGAAAATTCTGATATTGATATTCTCGTAGTAGAATATGCAAAATAATATTTTTTAGAAGGGATAATCTTTTTAATCAAACCAAACAAACAAACACACAACACACATGTCACTAAAAGTATTGCAACAGGGTCGCGATGTATTTCTCGTTGAAGCTCAACAAACGTCTGATGTTTTGCCAGTCGGTAATTACGATCTTTCGTTTAATGAGTTCAAGGGTTATTACCTGACGAAGAAGGATGATTTCAGCCTTCCTAGTAAGATTTATGGCGATCCATACACCTTCGCAACTCGCGTTATCGCTACCGCCAATACCCTTCGTGAAGGGGGTCGTGGTATGGCTGTCCTTCTTTCTGGTAAAAAGGGAACTGGTAAAAGTATCACCGCAAAGGTGATTGCTGCCAATTCCAACAGGCCAGTTATCGGTATCTCTGTTCCTTATACGGGACAAGGACTCACCAACTTTATTAATGGTATCGAAACGCCTTGTGTGTTCGTTCTTGATGAATTTGAGAAGACTTTCAACGATCCCGATTCTCGTAACTATCTTCTGAGTCTTCTTGATGGTATGGCAAGCTCCCGCCATCTGTTTGTTCTCACTTCCAATGAGAGCAATATCGGTGAGTTCTTCGATAGCCGTCCGGGTCGTATTCGTTATCACAAGCAGTATAACACTCTGGACAATTCTATTATCCACAGCATTATTGATGACAAGATTTCCGATCCTATTCTCAACGATGCGATGAAGAAGGCTTCTGAAATGTTCTTCGATCTTAGCCCCGACTCTCTGATTTCCATGATTGAAGAAAGTCTGATGTATAACGAAGTGCCAGAACAGTTCCTTGAGTTCTTCAATGTTCGCAATCAGGAAAACACTCGTTTCGAGGCTTTCGTCACGGTTCGTAAGTGGCGGATGAAGAAGGCTCATAAGGGTCAGCCTAATTTTGTCGAACCCAATAGTGATCTGTGGTATGAAATTGACAATGCTCTTGATACCATCGAAGAAATGAATCTTACTTCTGCTTTTGATGTTGAAGGTGCTATCGGCGTTGATCTTATCAAGCATATTGAGTTCTCGCAGCAGAGCTATCACAGCTACTACTGCAATCCGTTCTCGGATCGTCAGCGCATTGTCATCAACTGGATGCTCAATACTGATCGCAAGAGCGATTCCCGCGATAGTTATGACATCAATTGGTTCCGCGACGAATGCACAATTGTTCGTCAGGGCAACGATATGATCGTCACCAACAACCGCATAGGTGATGTGCTTACCCTTAAGGTTTCCGAGACTTCTAAGGCTAACGCATTCTAAAGATACAAAAGACCTGAGTAAAATAGTCATTAAACTGCTCTCTTCAATTTATGAAAACACCAGATAATGTTTTGATCGCTGCTTTGAAAATTTTGGTTGATGATATTTCATCGGAAGATGGAGTAGCCAATGCTTGTATTGACGAAGCCGCAAATAGATTGGAGGAACTTATTGCAGAGAATTTAAAGTTGTCTGCAATAATCCTTAAAATGAAAGACGCTATATGAAATACGAAGTTGTTAAATCTGAGGGATGTATGTCATTTGGCACTACTGTAAATGGTAAAGATTGGTCTGGTGAATATGAACCAACCCTAATGACCGAATCTGAAAAGGAAGAATTTGTCGACTTTCTTCTAGAGGAGTTTAAGCGACAGCTAAAAAACAATACAGTATCCATTGATGAGTTGCTTGGTTGCTTTCAATATGACTCATGCGAGGAAGAGGATAGTTACTGCGAAACATGCGGTGACTCTGTATCAGAGACAACTTGGAAATTTGAATAATAAAACACTGCGGTAGTGTAATGGCATGCGATCTGGACTGGGCAAGCTCAAGGTGAATATGAATCCTCAACGAATTGTTGTTGAGCTTGATTCAGATTTCATCCGCTATTATCTCTGGTTCATCAAACGTGAATATTGGATTGATCTGCACACTCCTCTTTATGGAGCGCATATCACTATTACAAATCCGAAGCTGCATTCAAACATCAATTACAATCTCGCCAATAAGAAATATGATGGTAAAGTCGTATCGTTTGAATATGATGTTAATCCTGTGAGAGGTGGGTTGAATAAAGGTTTTGTAATGTTTTACCTTCGTGTATTTTCCAACCAGATCGAATCAATCAAAAAAGATCTTAATGTTGTCGAACGCAATGGCTACAAAGGACTGCATATCACTCTAGGAACAAATAAAAATGGCGACCGTTTTTGGTGGCCTGAACTAATCACAATCAAATAATATGAACAAACAAATTATCCTATTGCGCTCCGTGTCGGGTGCAGGTAAAAGCACATTCGCAAAACTTCTAACCTCTCGTATTGGGTGGGTGGCTGTCTGCGCTGATGATTACTTTACTGATGCCGATGGTAATTATAATTTTGATGCTACCAAGCTTTCCAATGCTCATGCTGAATGCAAGTTTAATTTCATGGAAGCTCTTAATGAAGTTACTGTGGAAGGTATTGTTGTTGCAAATACCAATACAACTCCTGCTGAATGCAAGTTTTACGAACAAGAAGCTGCTAAGGTCGGCGCTACTGTCTTCCACATTGTCATGGAGAATCGCCACGGCAACAGTAATGTTCATAACGTTCCCGAGAACGTTCTTCAGCGCCAAGAAGCGAACATCCGCAATAATCTGAAACTCATTTGATTCATAAAACACTGCTCTAATGTAGCAACCATGAAGTTACCGAATACAGAACAGTTCAATATCAAGGATGTTGTGGTCGATGGCGATGAATGCCTTCTCATCACTCCTACTGATATGGGAACGCATTGGGATGATTCAAATGCTCACTTTCGTAGCTGTTTGCTTCGAAAGGATGATCATAAGGTTATCAGCCTCGGATTAAAAATTTGACAATTTTAGAGAAAATTACTAAATAGTAGTATGACAACTATTATTTGTAAAAAGTGCAATACTAAAAAAGAACTGAGTAAGGATAATTTTAGACCTGAGAAAAAAACTGCATTGGGATTCGACACTACATGCAAAGCGTGCCGAAATAAAAGACAATCACAAATACGAAAAGACGATCCTGATAGATTTAAAGCTATTGATCAACGCGCCAGAAAAACCGAGAGATACAAAAAATATCAAGCCGAATACAGATCAAATAATGTTCAGTCTTTGAAGGATAACTCCAAGAGTAACTATTTTAAAAATAAAGAAGCGTATCTGCGAAGAAGCAAAGAACAGCGAATACGATTAGGTGATGCTTATAAAAAATATCAAAAAGATTATAAAATAAAAAATAAAAATAAACTTGCAGCCAATTATTTACTTAAATTAAAGAATGATCCCATCGCAAAATTAAAACACTCATTAAGAAATCAATTTAGAAAATTAATAAAAGGTCATCATAAACAAAACACTGTGCTATCGTATATTGGATGTGATGTTGAGTTTCTAAAAAATTGGCTCTCGACACAATTCAAAGAAGGTATGTCTTGGGAAAACCACGGGTCGGTATGGCATGTTGATCACATTATCCCATGTTCAGTTTTTGATTTTTCTAATGAAGATGAATTAACAAAATGTTGGAATTATACTAATTTAAGACCCCTTTTCGTTAAAGAAAATTTAGCAAAATCTGATAAAATAAAAGATGATAGAGGCAGAAATTACACATCATACAGCGAATATCAAAAACAAAATGACTAATATAGTAAAAACATTTTTAGATACCAACGATCAAGAATTTAATTACAAGCCTGTAATAATTCACGGTGATGATTTTTTGTTGATAACACCCAAAACGATGGCAACGAATTGGAATGATCTAAACTGTAATTTCAGAAGTGCTGTGGTCAATCCGATAACATTTCAAACAGTTTCACTTTCGTTCAAAAAGTTTGTTAATTTTTCTGAGCGTCCAGAGTTTCAGCCTTGGAATAATGATTGGAAGTTTACTGCTTTCCACAAGCTTGATGGTAGTTTGTTGTGCGTTAGCAAGTATAAAGGTAAACATATCATCCGAACTCGCGGCACTACTGATGCTCGCCAAATGGCAAATGGTAATGAAATTGATTTTCTTATCAAAAAATATCCTCTCGCATTTGACAATGCATTTCTCAATGCTGAAAATGCATCCTTTCTTTTTGAATGGACTACACCTACCAATATCATTTGCCTTCGAGAACACAATGAACCTACACTAACCCTCGTTGGTGCTATCCGTCACTCTAATTATGAATATCTTGATCCTGACACTTTGGATTTTGTGGGAGGTCATATTAAAATGGCTCGCCCAAATCGTTTTGAATTCAATTCGATCCATGATTGCCTTGCTGAAGTTAAAATGTGGCGTGGTAAAGAAGGAGTAGTTATTATTTCTCCTGATGGTCAAACCCTAAAGAAAATTAAGGGTGATGAATACTGCCAGATTCATAAGCTGGCTACTGGTATCAAGAATATCAATCAAGTTCTTGCTGTGTTCTTGGCGTCTCCTAAGTTTACCACAGTTGAAGACTTCCACAAGTATGTCGAAACCACGATTGATTATGAAATTGCTGAGAAGATCAAGGACGATATGGTGCCTATTGTTGAAGCATACAATAACTATCTCAAGAAGTTTGATCGTGTAAACAACGTGGTCCAGATTGTTAAAGGTATTGAGACTCGCAAAGAACAAGCTCAAATCATCCAACAGGATCTTCACAACTGGCAGCACGGTCATGCATTCACTCTGCTTGACAATCGGGAATTGTCTGATAAAATGATTGAAAACGCTGTTCAGTTTGAACTGGATAAAATTATCAAACAATAAAATATGAAACTAATACTAGCAACCGCCAAATTTTGTGGACCATGCTCTCAACTCAAGAATAAGTTGAAAACTGCTTCTCTTGAAGTTGAAACTATTGAACTTGAAAATGATGTTGAGTTTTTCAAAAAACATGGAATCAAATCTGTTCCACGTTTGGTTGTCATTGATGCAGATGATAATACAGTTGAACTGATTCAAGGAATGGATGATATTATCACTAAAATTAAAGATCATGCTAAAGATTAAAAAGTCACGTAAAGATTACTCAAGCATTAAGGTGTGTAGTGATATTCACTATGGACACGATAGGGATTTCCTTTATAGTCCTCGCGGTTTCGATACTGCAAAAGAACACAATGATTGGATGGATGAGCAATTCGCTCAACTTGATCCAAACAATCTTCTAGTGTGTCTTGGTGATGTTGGTCTTAGTATCGGATCAGGTCCAATCATTGATTTCCTCAATCGCATTCCTTGCGAAACGCTGATGGTTTGGGGTAATCATAACTCAGGTGTCTATCAAGCTTATAGGGAAGCTCTTCCTGTTGGGTTTGAAAAGTGTGAAATTTATCCGCTTCGTATCGCTCCAAATGTAAACATGATTGGAGAATCATTTCTTCTTGATATTGATCATGATAGGTTCTTTTGCACTCACATGAGTCCGTTAATCTTTCATGACCAGAACAAGGGAAGAGTATGTTTGTGTGGTCATTCACATGGCAATCTCAAGCAAATCAATTCTGACCGGGATGATTTTGGCAAGATTCTGGATTGCGGTGTTGAAAATGCCAAGGCACACAATGGAACCGCATTTTTTGATATTGATGAGGTCGTTTCCATCCTTCGAAAGAAAAACATTTCATCATTCGATCATCATTGATCGTTTGACAAAATGGAAAAGTGTGATAGAGTAGATGAAACTAGACTTTATGACAGAAGATGAAATTGAAAATGAATATGTTAAACTTACTGCAAAGTATGAAAAAGTGTTGACTCTTCCAACCTATACAATAGATGAAATAAATCGAAAACAAAAACTGATCAAACAACTAAAAGATCAAGTTAATAATTTAATTTGTATTGGAGAAGTTGAACATTTCCTTGAAAATGGCCCTATGGGCAAAGACCCCGAATAATTTACCGTATGAAAAAGACAACAAATAAGAAAGACAAGAACTGGCTCCGTAATCCAAAGCAGAGGAAGAATCCAAAGCTTTTTACCGCTCAGTTTGTGCAGATGACAGATGGCAGTTTCCGAATCATCGGAAATGAAACTAAGGTTCTTTCACGAAAGAACCAACATTCTAACGAATGGGTGAATGTAGACACTCGCGATTTTGCTCGCGAAGTTCGAATGAATGGCATCCATTCGTTGTAATGCAAACATTTAGGCATGGTGTAAGTAACACATTTCATTTTCTTGAAAAGCTTCTGGATCATACCAGATGCCTAAAACATTTTAAATTAAAAATATGGTCATTAATAATTTACAAGAGTTGCAAGTTTTCGTGGATCAAGTTACATGGCTAACTGCCAAATTATCACATCACCGTATCAGATTTGCTAATGAATATGATATTCAGCATCTGTATTTTCCCGAAACTCCATACATTTCTCTTAATTTAAAAAATGTTACCGACCAGCATAAAATTCTGTTTGAACTTCAAAAGTTTGGATTTATTTTTTACAAACACGCTGAAATAAGTGAAATGATCAATATCGAGCGTCAAGCAACTATTAGTTTGACTAAGACATTTGATTTTGATTTATTTGACGAGACGGATGGCGTAAAGTCTATTAAATCAAAAATTGGAATTGTGTTAACATGTCCTCATTATGAAAGCAATCGTGATTTCATAATTGAATTGATGACATTCTTGATCAACAAGATCAACGATGATAACAAGGAAGATGAACACAAATTCTACATGATTGCACAGTCCAATCATGGACTTTACAATATTGAAACCACTTGCAAAGCTGTTGAAATCAAGGACAATCGTTATGACCTTTATTACGGTGCAGATTTTCCCCATGATAAGTTTGTAGAGTTTGTTACTGGAGACACCAACAACTTTATGCTTCTTCACGGTGATCCGGGAACTGGTAAAAGTAACTACCTTAAGAATCTTGTTGGTATGAGCAAGCGTGACGTTATCTATATTCCACCAAGCATGTTGGCTGCTATTGCTCGACCAGACTTTGTTTCTTACATGCTCAGTAATAAAGGTAAGATTCTGTTGATTGAAGATGCTGAACAAGTTCTCAGCATTGATCGTAATTCAGCTACCAACAATTTGCTTGGCCTTACTGATGGCTTCCTTAAAGATAGTCTTGATCTTAAGGTGATCGCTACCATGAATGCTCCTCTCAATCAAATTGATCCAGCGTTGATGCGCAAAGGTAGATTGCACTTTGAATATAAGTTTGACAAGCTTAATGTTGATGAGGCTCGTAAACTTGCTGAGTTCTTGGAACTCAAAAGAACCATCAACAACGACATGACACTTGCCGAGATTTTCAACAATGATGAAGTTGCTATTGAGAATTCTTTTGAAAAGAAAGTAATTGGTTTTGGAGCTTATTAAACACTGCCTTACTCTACAAACATGATCAATCACCAAGCAACACTATTCACCAAACGTTGAATGTGTTCTGATCAGCCAACAATAAAACACTGACCTAGAGTAATAGCACGATGAAAACAGGAATCCAAATGAGTCCAACCATTGCAAGTGATGGTCTTAACGGTAGCGCGATGACAATGAGTGTCAAAGGTGCTGACATGGCGGCGTATTTCTTACGTGACCGTATTTATTCAGATAAGATTCTCGCTCCAATTCGAGAATATATTTGCAATGCGCTTGATGAACATATCAAGTATAACATTAAAAAGCCTGTTCAAGTAAGCATCATCAAAGATGAAAATAATGAAAATAATGAATATGTTTGGAAGGTTCGTGATTACGCCAAGGGTCTTGACGAACATAGCATCCGAAACATCTTTGGTATGTATTTCGAAAGCACCAAGAGCGGCAACAACGATCAGATTGGGGGATTTGGTATTGGTAGTAAGGCATTTCATTGTTACACTGATACATTCTATGTAGACTCTTATTTCAATGGCACTCATACCAAGTATGCTTGTGTTCTTGGAGGTGGTCAAAAAGGTGTGCCTGTCGGTGAAATCTATTCAATTCATAGTGAACCTACCACCGAAACTGGTATTGAAATCTCAGCATCCATCCCACGATTTGATGTTTCCAGTTTTTGTAATAAAACCTCTCTGGTTGTTCGACGCTATTCAAATCCTGATGCTATTGAATACACTGCTGTGTATTCCTCTGGGGGTGATGTGGTTAAACCTTTCAAGCCAATCATCACCAAAACAATTGGTAATTATACGCTAAATGCATTTGATGCATCAGACGATGCTGTTGCTGATATATACTCAATGCGTTCCAATTATGCTCGTACCCTAATGACGACCAATTGCGTTGCTATTCGAATGGGGGGTGTTGTTTATGAAACCCTGCTTGTCGATTATAACTGCAATATGCACGTTGCCGTTGTGATTGACGTTCCAATTGGAACTCTCAGCATTCCAATTTCCCGTGAAGGTATTGAGAAAACCCCAGCGACCGAAAAGGTTTACGCTGAAATTCGCAAGATTATTAACGATTTGTGCAATACAGAACGTGAAAGTATCGAAGTGAAACCTTTTGAAGACTATGATACCATCAATTTGTCAAACAACGCAGTGGTTGGTGAAATGTTTGAACATAGAACATCCGATATACTTTCTGATACTTTTAACTTTGTTAGGAAAATTACCAAGAGCGCAAATCCAAACTACACAGATGGTCCTGCCGTTGATTCAATCAAAGTTACGACTATTTATACAATTCCATTCTCTCGATCCGCTTCAATGTGGTTGAAGCGTTTACGACATAAAATGTTTGCAGATGAGAAGTTTGCTGGTTTCACTTGGATGTATGAAATTCCAGATGATAAAATGGAAGAATTCAAAAATTCGATCAGTCTTGATATTTCCAACATCAAGTTTGTTGCAGTCAAGTCTTTGAAGCTTCCAAAGCTTCCATCTGAAACAACTGACAAAAAGAAAGGTAATACCTATGTTGTTTATCGTGGATGGGGCAGATCACTTGGAAAATATGACGCTTTTGAATTGTTTACTCTTCAAGCTGCTAAATTTTCTGAGGTTGATTACACAAAGGATAATTGGCATGAGACTGTGGATAATATGAATGCGTTGAATGCATTTACTATTGATCTTGTAGAAAATCGTTACAAATACGGGGATCACATTTTGTATGCAAACACCTCAAAGCTTGTTAATGCTGCTCATCTGATCAATTTCATTAGTGCTGAAAGCAAAGAATACATCGCTGCCAAGAATCGTATCAAAACAGCACTAGATGAACAAAATCGCAGGGAACGAGTGATGAATGACGTTCGCAATGATGCTATCAACACTGAATACAATTCGCGTGTTGTTAAATATCTAAAGTGTAATCCAGATGCTTCCAAGCGTCTGATTGACAAGTGTAATAAATTCAAAACGGAAGACAGCACACGGGGTCGTATTCTTCGCCTTATGAACAAGTATCAAACCATTAGTCGTTCTGATTTGCGAGCTTTGCTCAAATTGCAATAAATCTCTTGATAAATTGAAATCACCTGTTAAAATAAAACAACAACAACAACAAAACAAAACAATGACATACATCATCAACACAACCGCAATTATTCTCTTCATCAACGGACGTAGCATCCGAGTTGAAAAGACTGACATTCGCTATCCTAGCATCATCGCAGTATTCGATCTTCCTAAAGAAGAGCAAGAAGATGCTGTTGAAGCAATTATGGCTCCAGCCGTTTCAGCGATTAAAAAGATCAAAGGTGCCGAAGGATTTGAGATTATTGAAGGTGTCGTTTATTACAAGGACCAGAAGCTTCCTGCCGCTCTTAGTAAGAAGGTTGCCAGTATCATCACCGATGGTCTGCCAATCCATCACTTCGAAAAGTTTTGGGAACTTCTTCAGCAGAATCCATCTTCATCGTCTGTTAATGAATTGATGGATTTCCTCGAATACAAGGAACTTCCTATTACCGAAGATGGACATTTCCTTGCTTATAAGGGCGTTGAAAATGATTTCTGGAGCCGTAGCGGTAATCCTGACACTGTGGTTCTTCAGGGAACCGTTGATAAATCCGGTCGTATTCTCAATACTATTGGAGAAACTATTGAGGTTCAGCGTCGTGACGTTGACGATGATCGTCGTAAGCATTGTTCTCATGGTCTGCATGTTGGTTCTCTTGACTATGCCAGTGATTTCGCTTATAAGCTAATCGTTGTTAAGGTGAACCCTGCGGATGTTGTTAGCGTTCCTACCGATTACTCTTGCCAGAAGGCGCGTGTTAGCAAGTATGTTGTTCTCAGCGAATATGTTGATGAAATCAAAGCTTCTGTTACTGATGCTGCTGGTATTCCTCTTGCTGAAAGCAAGACTCAGCAAGCAGAGGATCTTCGTGAAGAACACTCTGATTTTACCAAGCGTGTTGATAATTATTTGGATCGCAAAAAGGATGAAGGTTACGATGAAGTTACTATTCGACAGATTCAAAATAGTTTCTCCCCCGAATATCCAAGTCGCCAGAGAGTGTATGATGCCCTTCAAACTCTTGGTTATGGATGGGAAGAAGAAGATGGTGTTGTGATCGTTCCGTTGTTTTAATCAACGGGTTATTGGGAAGGGGTGGGGAGTTTTCAATATTACTCCCCGCCCTTTTTGTTTATTAAACACTGCGGTAAAATACAAACACTATGAAACAACATCTACACACCCGCTGGACTTTGAAAAACAAAAAATAACTACCATGAGCAAGTTCAACGTTGTCAAATACATTCCCCCAACTCTATTCAAAACGCACCCACATACAGCCAAGGTGAATCACTTCATGCAGACTATCCTTAAGGATTTCAACTGCAAGTTTAGGTTGCCTAGTTCTATTGATCTTTATCTATATGTCTTCGAACAAGAAGAAATGCTTGGGTTCGCCAGAGACAAACAAATCCATATCAATGTTGGATCGTTTGAAAAACTTCATCACACTTCTGATGGTCTGACCAACTTGTTTAAAACTCTTAGTCATGAGCTTGTTCATATTCATCAATTGCATTCTGGTATGTTGCAAGTTGATGAAGCTCATGGTAAAATAGTTTGGAGAGGTTCTTTGTATCAAGGTCCGAAAATCAAACCATTGTCGCCTGTTCCTGACAGGCAAGAAGTGATGGATTGGTATACGGCTCAATATCAATATTATCTCAACTTTCCTTGGGAAGTTCATGCACGAAACAATACAGACCCACTTTACGATCAAATCTTTAAACCATACGAAATCGAATAATATCATCAAATGACAACTAGACTATTCAAATCTGATCTATTGGGAGCAACCGTATCCCTAAACACTCTTCAAATCTTCTTTTGGGGTGGCATCTTTAGCCAATGGGCAAAGTCCGACTTCTATGACAAAGACATTGATATTACATTTAATTGTGCTGAACAAGCAATGATGTATAAGAAGGCTATGCTCTTCAAGGATGAAGAAGCTATGAAAACCATTATAGCTCAAGATGATCCTAGAAACATGAAAGCCATTGGACGAACGATCAAAAATTATGATGATGCACTATGGACAGAACATCGTTATAATATCGTTCGAAATATCAATGTTATGAAGTTTTCTCAAAATTCCAAATTCAAGGATTTGCTTCTTCTTACAGATGGATTTGAACTTGTGGAATGTTCTCCTGAAGATAAAATCTGGGGTATTGGTCTTTCTGAAAATGATCCCGATGTTCTTGATAGAAACAAGTGGAAAGGTATAAACTTACTTGGTCAATCTATTGTTGAAGCAAGAAATATCATCATCCAAGATCTATGAAAAAAGCATCTGTAGCTTATGCTGAAATATTTGATATTCAGCTTAATGAGCATAAGAGTTTAATCAAAGAAATCGAAAAGGCAATTGACGCTGCAATTGTAAAAGGAGAAACTGATACGTATATCAAAGAAGGGATTCCTATTCCAGTTGTAACAATGATGAGGGATTTATATGGTTATACTTTTCGCAAATCTGGACGTGGCTACAATATTAGCTGGGATTCTTAAACATATGAAACAAGAACAATACATTCACATTAACGAATACGGAGATAAGCGTTACTACAAAGATCGAAAGATGCACATGCTTCACCGCCTTGATGGACCAGCGATTGAATGTGCTGATGGATATAAATCATGGTGGATTGATGGGCGACCTCATCGCCTTGATGGACCAGCGATTGAATATGCTTGTGGATATAAAGCGTGGTATGTTGACGGGAAACTTCTATCAGAAAAACAGTTTAATGCTCTTACGGCACCAATAATTGAATTGACTCTTGAGCAGATTGCAGCTAAGTTTGGTGTTGATGTGAGTAAGATTAAGATCAAGAAGTAAGAAACACAATAAAATTATGCAACAAGAACAATACATTCACATCGACGAATATGGTAACAAGCGTTACTATAAAGACCTAAAGATGACCATTCGCCATCGACTTGATGGACCAGCGGTTGAATTCGCTGATGGAAGTAAATCATGGTATGTTGATGGGCGACCTCATCGCCTTGATGGACCAGCATTTGAAGGTGCCGACGGAAGTAAAAGATGGTGTGTTGATGGGCGACCTCATCGGCTTGATGGACCAGCGGTTGAATTCGCTGATGGAAGTAAATCATGGTATGTTGATGGGCGACCTCATCGGCTTGATGGACCAGCAATTGAATGCGCTGATGGATATAAAGCATGGTATGTTGACGGCAAATGTCTAACTGAAAAACAGTTTAATGCTCTAACTGCACCAGCATTAGAATTGACATTGGAAGATATTGCAAGTAAGTTTGGTGTTGATGTGAGTAAAGTGAAAATCAAAAAGTAAGAAATATATGGAAGAACAATACATTCACATCGACGAATATGGTAAGATTTACTACAAAGACCGAAAGATGACCATTCGTCATCGGCTTGATGGACCAGCAATTGAAGGTGCTGAGGGAGGTAAAGCATGGTATGTTAATGGGCAACGCCATCGCCTTGATGGACCAGCGGTTGAAGGTGCTGATGGATGTAAATTATGGTATGTTGATGGGCAACGTCTATCTGAAGAACAGTTTAATGCTCTAACTGCACCAGCATTCGAATTGACTCTTGAAGAGATTGCTGCTAAGTTTGGCGTTGATGCGAGCAAGATTAAGATCAAGAAGTAAGGAACTCTGATATAATAAAATTATGCAACAAGAACAATACATTTACATTGACGAATATGGTAGTAATATTCATTACAAAAACCTAGTGCTTAAACACTGCGATAATCTATAGACCAATCGCAAGCGTTGCTTACCAATACCCAACAAATCAATATGAATATCGGCTTAGTTTGTATCAGTGAAATTCTCAAAGCAAAAAATAAAACCAATGCTTTTCAAACAATGACTCGTTCTCGTTTCAATTCTTTAAAGCGTGAAGTTGCTATCTCTGATCTTTCTAAAAAGATTCTACACAACGCTCGTTTGTGTAGTGTGATCATTCATCATTGTGCTGTCGTGGGTATCAAGCACTATCGCATCAGTAGCAATCTATTTCCGCTGATTACTGACAGCACTCTCAATCTTTCTTATTCCGATTTGCCAGATTTCGAGGAAATTAAAAACCGTTTGCAATATGCTGGTGAGCTTGCTGTTAAGCTGGGTGTTAGTATTTCAGCGCATCCTGATCAGTTTAATGTGTTGTCCTCGTTTAGTAATGATACCGTTGCCAAGACTATCAAAGAATTGAATCATCAATCATATGTTCTTGATTGCTTTGGGCGCAAACAAGATTATTCATCCCCGATGTGCTTGCATCTTAATTTGTCATTTGACAGCGTTAAAGAAACACTTGTCAATTATATTGATCGTTTCTTCAAAGCTTTTGAGCAATGCGATGTTGGTGTTCGTAATCGTCTCGTTCTTGAAAACGAAGACAAAGGTTTTTGGAACGCTGAGAATCTTTACAACAATTTCGGAAATCGTCTGCCTTTGGTGTTTGACAATTTGCACGATGCTGTTAATCCTTCTCCCGTCTGTCACTTTGATCTATTCAAACGCACATGGGGTTCTCACGTTCCTGTTATGCATTGGAGTGAAGGTATCAAAGAAAGTCCCCGCAGTCATGCTGAATACGCTAGTCATATGCCTGTTGTTGTTAAGCTGAATAGTGATTGCGTGTGGGAGTTTGAGCTTAAAGGCAAAGACAAAGCTATTGTCAAAGTCCTGAACAATCAATACAACATCAATTAAACAATATGTTTTCTTTTTCTTTGATCACTATCCTTTCCTAATACAAGAATAAAACATTGCACCAGACTACAAACATGATTGCATACAAAGCTACTTATAATTTCAAATGTCGTAATCAAGAGTATAAAGTTGGAAAGACTTATACATCTGATAAGTTGGGAATTTGTAAACACGGTTTATATTTCTGTCAAAAGATGGAAAATGTATTAGAATATCACAACCCATCAAAAGATTTCGTTCTTCTTGAAATTGAAGTTCTCGGCAAGATTGAAACGAATGGAGATAAATCCGTTACGAATAAGTTCAAGGTTCTACGTGTGATTCCTTTTGAGGAATATACTGATAGTGTGAAATCTCGATTTACCACCTGCGAATACGATGAAAAGAGTAATCTTATTTCTGAGATGCATCCAGATGGTAGTAAGTATACCTATGAATACGATGAAAAGAATAATCGTAAATCTATGACGTATCCAAGTGGTACCAAGTGTATCTATGAATACGATGATAGGAATAACATGATTTCTGAGACATATTCACACGGTAAAAGGTATACCTTTGAATACGATGATAGGAATAACATGATTTCTGAGACACCTTCACATGGTAAAAATTATACCTTTGAATACGATGATAGGAATAATAAAATCTCTACGACATCATATCCAGAGGGTAAAAAGTATACCTATGAATACGATGAAAGGAATAATAAAATCTCTACGACATATTCAAATGGTGTCAAGATTACTTATGCGCCTGCGGTGATCACCGAGGAATAAAACACTGACCTAAGATAACACCACTATGAAAAACGATAAAGGTATCGACCTCAAGCTTGCTAAGAAACTTTATGATGCTTATGCAAAAGTTGCCAATCCTGACTCTCAAATGAGCTTAACTCAAAATGTACTTGGACATGATGTTGAATATATCTTTGAGTTTTTCCATTCTTTAAATGGTTATGACGGTTATTGTGATTTAGAATTCTTTACTTACAAAGCTTCAAAGGAAGCTAATAAGCTTTTTGATAAATTGGACGGATACTCATTTGATATTATCAATGAAGATGCAGTTTATGAAGTTCAATGTAAGCTTGAAAAGAAACTAAAAAATCTGGTTGAAGCTGAAAATCAAATCAATCAACATCTGCGCGATATCAATATCTCCAAATCAGAATTTTACGAATGTTTCCGCTCTCTTTCAAAAACCACTATACTGCCGTGGGTTACTGTTAATGCCGCGCTTAACAAACTGAATGTTGTGCCAACGCCAATTGAAGTGAAGCTCAACAATTCATATGTTGCCACGATTGTTCCCAATACTGGAAACATTCGAGTTGGATGCCAGAGCATTCCGGTCGATGCAATTCGTGAAGTTCTTGCAAAATACGACGATATTTCAACCAAGTAAACATATATACTACCAACATGAGCAATACCAATACAACTATGATAAAGCAATTTATTCGGGATCGAAAGAATAATCCACGGGGAGTTGCTGTGGCTGTCAAGCATGAGAACGAAGTCTTTTATGGCTATTCTCTGTGCAATCCAATTGATCGTTTCAACAAGTCGCTAGGCATTGAAATTGCGGTCTCTAGGGCACTCAGCCAGAGCTTTCACCTTCCAATCAGTCCTAACACACAAAAGCAGATTGAACACCATTTCATGGCACTTGAACGCCGCGCCGTGCGTTACTTCAAGGATGTTCCAGAGGAAAACATCCGCATTGATTTCAACGCTTCGATTGTTGTCGAAGATGTTGAGGATTTTGTTTCCTGATTATCAAGAGACCATCTATGATTCTCTTGAACAAAAAGTTAATTCCAGATGGTCCCTTTTATGTGGGGGTAAGCGGCGGTATTGATAGTATCGCATGTCTTCACCTTCTACAAAGAATGCTTGGCAATCGTGTTAAGGCATGTCACTACAATCATAATTTGCGTTCGCAAAACAATATCATGCAACAAAGCGTCGAACGCTTTTGTGATGATTTGAATATTCAATTGATTGTAGCGACACGCCCTAGCCAAGACATTCTTGGAAATGTTGAGCATAATCTTCGTAACGATAGACTGGATTTCTTTCGCAGTCTGAATCATGACGTTGTTCTCTGTCATCATCTTAACGATGCGGTTGAGAGTTACATCATGAATATGTTGCGCGGTTGTCCAGAATATGTTCCCATTCCAATGATCACCAAATTGGAAGATTCTTCATATAGTCTTCGTCATCCGTTTCTTGGTTCTTGCAAGACTGATATTATCAATTACGCTACCAATCAAAAGCTGATTGATTATGTCGTGGAGGACGACACCAATGCAGACAACAAGTATCAAAGGAATTGGATTCGTAACGAGATTACGCCGATGTTTAAAGAGTATGGTCTTGAAAAAATTGTTAAGAAAAAGTTCTATAGCTAATAAAACTTTGTTGAAATAATAAATTTGTTGATCTGACAAACTTGCTATGATATAGTGAGAAGAATATACACCACCTTAACATGATGCTCCTACTTAATATTGAAGAACTTAAAACGGTTGTCTCTGACATTATTGACAACTCCCGAGAATTGCATTCTTTGTCAGCTTGTATTACTATCAATGGACGCGATGATAATTACATTGCGATTCATTATGATAAGAATTGCATGTGTGACCAAATCAAATCTTTTGATTTCAATCGAATCCGCCATATCATTGAAGACTACGGAAACTTTAGACTGGAGGAAATTGAGATTGGAGAAACAACAAACACAACATTCAAAATTTACAAGATTCTATGAGTCTGGAAAAAGCAATATACCACGGCAAAGAAAAACGCAAGCCATACTACGATTCTCGTAGGTTTGATTGGTCTTGTAAAAACCATGGTTCGTGTCCGTATTGCAGGAACAATAGAACGTTCAAACATAAAAAGAATAGCATTCAGAAAGATAAAACAGAACAGGTCGATGAGTATTTCGGGCATTGGCATTTGCCTTGCCCGTCTGATGGTGAACAAGCGCATTGGGAATCAGTCTATCGTAAGATGGGTATTGATCCTAATGATTGGGACACTCTTGTTGAACTTGAAGAACTCTACAAAGGATAATAAACAAAAACTAAAAAATAAGCTCGCTAACAATAAAACACTGCGGCAAGATGTGGGCATGCAACAACTGCTGACTACATCCAATCCGAAGATTCTTAAAGGCACCAAGCTTGGCTATCTTTCTAGTGGTATCCATCTTGCTCCTTATACACTTAGCGGTAAAAATACTTGTCCTAAAGCAAGTCCGGGATGCGGTCTTGGATGTTTAAACACTGCTGGTATGGGTGTTTATAACATAACCCAACAATCCAGAATTACCAAGACCAATGAGTTCTGGCACAATCGCCAAGAGTTCCTTGCTAATCTATATCGGGAAGTTACCAATACAATCAAGCTGGCTAAAAAGAAAGGTTTGATTCCTTGTTTTCGATTTAATCTTACCAGCGACATTGCATGGGAAAGCATCAAGTTCAAAGGTAAGAACTTTATGGATCACTTCCCTAACGTTCAATTCTACGATTACACCAAGGATGACAAGCGTATGCTTCGCTTCCTTAGTGGTGATTTTCCTAAGAATTACCACCTTACCTTTAGCCGTAGTGAAACCAACGACAAGGCATGTAACATTGTTCTCGCCTGTGGTGGAAACATTGCGGTAGTGTTCAGCGGTTCTCTTCCTGAAACCTACAAGGGTAAAAAGGTTATCAATGCCGTGGAAAATGATCTTCGTTTCCTTGATCCAAAGGGTGTTGTTTGCGGTCTGGTTGCTCTTGGTAAAGCTAAGAAAGATACTTCCGGTTTCGTTGTTACCAATTTCTAATTCTATGCAAGACGTTATCATTAACTTCCCACCGTGGGTTCATGCGTATGCTTCCAAACATAATGCGTTTCCCGATCAATATCAAAGTATTGCTATCAATCAAGACATTGCAAGCATTCCTCTGCATGATGAAATGCAGAAAGCTGTTAAAAATCATGAGCTTTATCAAACTGCGATTGAGCGTATTGATTCGATGATGGATAGCTATAATTATGAAAATGGTTCTCTTATCAGTATCAGCGAAAATCGTGAAAACTTCGACGATTTGTATTCCACTTCTGCGGAATCTAGGTATAGAGGAGGTCTTCAGGAAATTAAGATCGGAGAACATTTCGTTCTTTATGGATTTGATTACGACTGAACAATAAAACACTGCACCAGACTACAAACATGATTGCATACAAAGCTACTTATAATTTCAAATGTCGTAATCAAGAGTATAAAGTTGGTAAGACTTATACATCTGATAAAATGGAAATTTGTAAACATGGTTTTCACTTTTGTCAAAAGATGGAAAATGTATTAGAATATTATCAACCATCAAAAGATTTCGTTCTTCTTGAAATTGAAATTCTCGGCAAGATTCAAACGAATAGAGATAAATCCGTTACGGATAAGTTCCGTGTAATTCGTGTGATTCCTTTTGAGGAATATACTGATAGTGTGAAATCTCGATTCCCCACCTTTGAATACGATGAAAGGAATAATCTTATTTCTGAGACTTATCCAAGTGGTACCAAGTGTATCTATGAATACGATGATAGGAATAACATGATTTCTGAGACATATTCACACGGTGACAAGTATACCTATGAATACGATGAAAAGAATAATCGTATTTCTACAACGTATTCAAATGGTGACAAGCATACCTTTGAATACGATGAAAAAAATAATCGTATTTCTGAGACTTATCCAAATGGTGAGAAGTATACCTTTGAATACGATGAAAAGAATAATCGTATTTCTACGAAGCATTTAGATGGTGACAAGCATACCTTTGAATACGATGATAGGAATAATAAGATTGCTGAGACATATCCAAATGGTGACAAGTATACCTATGAATACAATGAAAAGAATAATCGTATTTCTGAGACTTATCCAAGCGGTATCAAGTATACCTATGAATACACCAATGTAACTGAACAATAAAACACTGCACCAGACTACAAACATGATCGCATACAAAGCTACTTATAATTTCAAATGTCTTAATCAAGAGTATAAAATCGGAAAGACTTATGCATCTGATAAAATGGAAATTTGTAAACACGGTTTTCACTTTTGTCAAAAGATGGTAGATGTATTAGAATATTACAAACCATCAAAAGATTTCGTTCTTCTTGAAATTGAAGTTCTCGGCAAGATTGAAACGGGAACCACTAAGTGTGTTACGGATAAGTTCCGTGTAATTCGTGTGATTCCTTTTGAGGAATATACTGATAGTGTGAAATCTCGATTTCCTACCTTTGAATACGATGAAAGGAATAATCTTATTTCTGAGACTTATCCAAGCGGTATCAAGTATACCGTTGAATACGATGAAAAGAATAATCGTATTTCTGAGATGCATCCAAATGGTAGCAAGACTACCTTTGAATACGATGAAAAGAATAATCGTATTTCTACAACGTATTCAAATGGTGACAAGTATACCTGTGAATACGATGATAGAAATAATAAGATTGCTGAGACTTATCCAAATGGTGCCAAGTATACCTATGAATACGATGATAGGAATAATCTTATTTCTGAGACGCTTCCAAATGGTACCAATCATACCTATGAATACGATGATAGAAATAATAAGATTGCTGAGACATATCCAAATGGTGACAAGTATACCTATGAATACAATGAAAAGAATAATCGTATTTCTACAACGCGTCCAGATGGTACCAATTATACCCATGAATACGCCAATGTAACTGAACAATAAAACACTGCGATAAAGTAACATCATGAAGACACTCTTCTGGAAAGCATACTACTCATTCACTCTTAGTAAAGATTATTATACCCGTAAACTTGCTGCTGCCAGCAATGTTCATGGTATGATTACAACTGGATCGAGAGGCGATTTCAGCCAAATGTATGATACCAATGGTAATCGTATTCGTGGCTGGCATAAACTTCGTCCGTCATTTGTTCGTTCAAACGATCATCCTCTTGTAACTTATTACCAAGACAAATAATATGCAATCTATTCATATTCGATTGGTCGATGGTATTGCTGCCGATATGAATTCGGAAATACGTTCTGCCGTATTTGAAAACAAGCAAGAAGTCAATGAAATGATTAGCTATCTTGAGTCTATGCTCAAAGATACAATCAAGGAATTTAAAAAAGATATTCACCCAACTCTGGAACAATAAAACACTGACCTAAAGTAGCACCATGTCCAACACTACTACAACTACACTGACCGCTGACGATATTATTGCTCGTATCCTCGCTTCCAAGGGCTCTTTTGTTAAGGCTTACTGGCGCAGTTTTCCTAAGCCTGCTGCTGCTCATAAAAACGTTGTTCTTGAAAAGAATACTGCTGCCGTCTGCCGTGCTGGTATTGATTTCTCCAATCTTGGAGTTGTTAAAGAAGCTATTGCTGCTGGCGAGCGGGGAGACGTAGAATCTCTACCTTGGGGCGAATGGTCGAGGTTTCCCTATATCATTGAGCATAAGGGAGTTGAATATATCAGGCTTTACCCTTCTAATTCTCCTACTCAGTTTCCATCTTCCAAGTTTTTTGTTGACGGTGTTGAAGTTACCAAAGAAGCATTCTCTTGCTATCTTACTCCTTCCGAATCCAAGAAACTTCTTGATCCAACTGCTGATGAAAAGCCGCTCTGCTTTACTATCAAGCGGGAAAACATTATCGGAACTGAAGACTTCGCTGAATAATGTATATCTTCATCGGAATCATTCTTTGTATGCAAGTGATTGGTGCATGTTACAGCATTTACCATAAGCTTTGGTTTGAAGCTATTATTAACTGTATTCTCGCTGCGTGGGCGTTTTATCTATACACAAACCGTTCACCTTTTCTATAAATAAAACACTGACCTAAGATAACACCATGTCAAACATCAATCTGTTTAAGGCTCCTCAAATTCCTATTCGCTCTTCTTGGAAGCAAGAAGTGTTCAAACGTCCTAAGAAGAGCGGTTCTATTGTTAATCGCAGTCTTCTACATAGTCGGCAATCGCCACTTGTTAAGAGTCAGGGAAGTTTTGTTCAAAAAGATATCTCAGGATACCAATACTGAGGTTCTTATTGGGCGTGTGACCAGAATGGTTAATGGCCCGTTTTCATAAAGCGGTATGGATATGAAAGTCCTTTGTGGGTTCGAGTCCCACCGCGCCCACCAATATTTCAAATAATCAATCAATATGATTACTTTCTTTCTTATCTCTGGATCAATTCTAGGTATCTCAATCATCGCCGCCATTTTGAACATAATGATTACTGATATCACAAGAAATTCTAAGAATTTTTACATTAGGCAAGATATCATTGCAACCGTATTTTGTTCAAGTTTGATCACAACGATTATTGCAATCATAGCTCTTATCTGGATTAAATGCCTGTAAAAGAATAAAACACTGCGCTAGAATACAAACATCATGAACATCGAAGCATTCGTAAACGAACTTAACAAGAAGTGGCCTAAAACTCCATTCGGCTCCAGTTTTATGTTTATTTTTGGTAAGAAATATTATAAGATTTGTAGGACTCGCGATGGTATTAAACCCGAGTCATCCTATGCCTTTGTTGATATTGATACTGGTGATCTTTACAAGTCTGCTAGTTGGGCACAACCTGCGAAACGTATTCGTGGAAACATTAACGATCCATCTGGATTGGATGCCTGTTATGAATATTCTGTTTGTTATCTCCGTTAATAACAATAATGAAAACATTTAAACTTCCGTACGATATTGTCGTTGAAATTACTTATGATGATTTCGGTAAATTTTCAGGTAGCATCACTTCTAATCTCCACAAGCATAAACATACAACTGCACGACAAGCTGATGTGATTGAAAGTATGATTCTTTCTCATGCTTGTAATAACATTGATATTTCAACTGACGATTATATCAATGGTGTCAATGATACCATTCAAGCTCTTGCTAATAATTCTTAATTTATAACCATATGAATCGAATAACAAAAAAAGCAGCAATTGCGTATGCACTAACATGTGTAAATGGCCCATTTGGATTCAGAAAAAATTACAAAATATCTTGGTATGATAAAACCGTAAATGCTTGGAGGGAATCTTTTCCTATGGATTATGATGTAGCATTGCATCATCGTAAAGAGCATCTTATTCAATTTGCGCGTGAATTTAGAAAAAAAGATATAATAATTTGCCACCCAGATATTATTGCAGGTAAATGGCAAAATCACATTTGATGATTTGTATTGATTAAACACTGCGGTAGTCTTCAATCATGGCTTACGTCACGATCCTTGAAACTGAGTTTGACAATATTTTCCGTCCTGATCGTAATTGGGAAAAAGAATACAGCGGTAACGCTAACGAGATTGTTTATACAAAGCGTTTCAAGAAAAAACCAAACGTAGTTATTAAGGTTTATAGCAGCATTCACAAGGATAATGGTATTAGTAGAGGTTGTGGTAAAGATGCTATTCGTGTGTGTGCTGTTAATACCGTAACCAATCGTGGTGTTCGTAAGAGTTCCCGTATCAATAGAGTTCCCGGCTGGGAGACTCGCCTTACTAAGAAGGTTACTGATATGTGGAACGACATTCTCAACAACTGAAATATGATTACTAAAGAAGAAGCTGATCTATTTTGCAAGTTTGAACTCAAAACTTGGAAGCTCTCCAATATCAATATCGTCTGGAGTGATATGACTTGCTACCTTGGACTTGCTGATGTTGCTAACAATCGTATCATTCTTTCCACTCGTATTCTTAACTCTACTCAAGTGCTGATCGAAGTTGTTAAGCACGAAATTTGTCATGTCCTTGATTATCAAGAGCGTGGAACTTTCATTGGTAAACATGGTCGCAATGATTTCCACGGAGAAAGCTTCAAAAAGTGGTGCAAGATTGTGAATGTTAAATGCAGACGCTTCATTCCCGTTTGATTTATTGATACGTTTCTAAGAAACTCAAGCATAAAACACTGCGGTAATCTACAATCATGACGAAAGACGAAATCCTAGTTGCTACTGAACAAGCTTTCCTCGTTGCTGAAAAGTTTTATAATAGGACTTTTGAACGTCCTCTTAATATCATTTTTAAGCGTAGCGGAACTACCGCTGGACATTGTGCTTATTCCCGCCGCGAGCTTATGTTTCAACTTGATCTTGCTGAACACAATGCTAATTTCAAAAACACGGTAGATCATGAGGTAGCACATTACGTTCAACGTGCTGTTTATGGTTATTACCGTAATGGTAAAAGGGTGATGCCGCATGGTAATGAATGGAAGTATATCATGCGTAATGTTTATCATCTTGATCCTGCACGTTGTCATAACTATGATGTGTCGGTGACTACTACTCGTAAAATAGCGCGTGATTTCAAGTATTCTTGTAATTGCAAGACTCACAATATCACTACAACTATTCACAATAAAATTTTGCGTGGTAAAAGTTATAGCTGTGTTAAGTGTAAAAGTGTTCTTAGATTTGAATCTACTAAAACCGATATGGATAAAATACAAGAACTGCTTGAAAAGCTTACTACGCTTCAACAAAAGACAACCACTAACGCTTAACTAATTCAAGTTCTATCAATTAAATACTGTGATACTCTATATTTACGAAAAACCATAAGTCTATTAAAAACAATTAGATATGACAAAATTGTAAGTTTGATATTTTTGATTTTCCCGGCCAAACTTGTTTTGGTATAGTGGCTTGAAATGAATAAAACACTGCGATACTCTGTAACCATGTCAAACAACCTGATTGAATTCAATCGTTCTAGCGACGAACTTATGTTCAAGGCTGGACATAGTATGTTCATGAATGCCAAGCGCATTTTTCAAACTGAGGATGAAGATAAGATTCTTGAAATGGTAAGCAAGTTTCATCCTAATGAAATCGAGATTCGGTTTCTTGTTACCCAGCTTATTGAGAACGGGTTCGTGCTTACGGGTGTGGATAACGGGGAACAAGAAGTCTCTACTGATAATCCTGATACGATTATCAAGGAAATTCTTTCGGTCGATGAAGCTTCTCTTTACTTCTACGATCCAGAAAATCCTACTAAAAAGTGTTATTACTTTATCGTTCTTGGTAATGAAGATGGTATTGCTATCAATGATTACAGCATCCTTAATGATAAGGTGGATAGCATTGCCGAAGTTGTGTATGATGCGTTTAATAATATGGATTGAATCTATAAAACACTGCCTGTCAATGATTTCAGGAGTGGATATTGATAGTTTGAATATCAATATTGTTTGGCTCCTCATTCATTAAGATTGTCTTTATCAATAAGACAATCAAAGAGTTACTTATTAAACACTGCCCCATAGTTACTGCTGATGACTAAATCATTATATCAAATTGCGTTTGACGACTTTATCAAGGATATTAACGGCGGCAATGCTGTTGTTGATGCTAAGGCCGGTAGTGGTAAATCCACTACTGCTCTTCTCGGTATTGAATTCATGAAGGGTTCGGTTATTGTTCTGGCATTCGGCAAGAAAATTGCTGTCGAGTTTCAGAATAAACTGAATAATATGGCTTACCCTAACGCTAGGTCTGCCACATTCCACTCAGAATGCAATGCTAACCTTAGTCGTAATCGCCAGCGGCCAACTGTTAATACTGGCAAGGTTTGGCGCATTGCTGAACTTTTCACTCAGGAAAAAGAACTTGCTAAGGTTCGTTTGAGTATTTGCAAGCTTGTTGGATACGCTAAAAATAGCGGGTTCGGTATTGATACTTGCCCGGCTATTGATGATCGTCAAGCTTGGGTGGATATTATTCAGCATCATGATGTTGATCTTGATGCTGATGTTGAAATTGAAGACGTTATTGATATCTGTATCAAGGTTCTTGAGCTTAACAATCGTGATGTTAAGGTTATTGATTTCGACGATCAAATTTACTTCCCTCTTCTGTTCAAGCTTAAATTCACCAAGTATGATTGGGTTATTGTTGACGAAGCGCAGGATACAAATGTTATTCGTAAGCTTGCCCTGCGGGAAATGATGCACGAAAAGTCCCGCCTTATTGCTATCGGTGATCCCAACCAAGCTATTATGGGTTTTACTGGTGCTGAGAATGACAGTCTCAATCTTATCAAGGAAATGTTCAACGCTAACGAGCTTAAACTTAGCGTCTGCTATCGTTGCGCTAAAAGCATCATTCGTGAAGCTCAAAAATATGTTCCTGATATTGTTGCTTATGAAGACAATATTGAGGGAGAAGTTACCGATATTAAGTATGATGAGTTTTTCAAACTTGCTCCTACTCTTGAACTTAGCAAGAAAGATGGTATCATCTGCCGTAATAATGCTCCGCTTGTTAGCTTGGCGTTCGGCCTTATTCGTAGCGGTATTGGTTGCCGTATCGAGGGCCGCGATATCGGTCAAAACCTTCTAACCTTTACAAATAAGTGGAAGGTGAATGACCTCGCTACCTTTGCGCTTCGTATCCAAACTTTCTTCGATAAGGCTATTGAGAAAGCTAAGAAAGCTACCCGTGGTCTTCTTGAAGATAAGTATGAGACTCTGCTTATTCTTATTGAGCGTTGCCAAAGCCTCGGTAAACATGATATTGAAAGCCTTCGCAATCTTATCAAGAGTATGTTTAGCAATAGTGAAGATACAAACGTTCCCAACGTTGTCACTCTTAGTAGTATTCACAAAAGCAAGGGTCTTGAGTTTGATAATTGCTATATCCTTGGAATGTCTCAATTTTCGCCAAGTAAGTATGCTACTCTTGATTGGATGAAGTCTCAAGAGAAAAACTTGCAATACGTTGCTGTTACCCGCGCCAAGTATAAACTCACTTACATTACTGATGTTCCTACCCGTAACAAGCGGGAAGTGGAGACAGAAGAACAATAAAAAAGCGAGCTGGGCACCTCATAAAACTGCCCCCCTTTTTCTTAATAATCTGAACCAGAATAAATTATGACAACTATACATCACACTCCTATCAACGAAGAGACTACTATCAAGCCTTCCAAGAAGCCTATTGAACTTGTTCGGTATATTAGTAACTGTAAAGAATATGAACTTTCTAATGTTGCGTCAACTACCAGTTGCTCTCCTTCCGATTGGAATCATATTCGCCTTGTGATCAAGGGTAATGGCTATGAATTCGATGTTATTGCCGCTTGGAGTGATTATTGTGATGACAGCCCTGCACTGTATCTGGGGCATTGGAATGACGGGGTAATTGGTTAATTATAAAACACTGAGCGACAATATCAAAGTCTATTAGAAAATCATTTAAACATATGAACAATAAAACTACATTCAAGGTTGGTGATCGGGTTAAGCGTATCAAGTATATTGATGGCGTTTGGAGCGAACTGTGTTATTATAATAATAATCTTGATAAACATGGCATTCATACCGTCACTTTTGTTTCTGAAGATATTGATAATGGTGTTGGTATTGAGAACATGATTGATTTAAGTTGCACTGGACGTGCTAACTTTACATTTGACGCCCTCTGTTTTGAACTTGTTGAACCGAGTATTGATGATAGCTTCATTGCTGTCGTGATGAAAGATAAAGTGGTTATCAATGATATCACTTATCCTGCTTCTCTTATCAATAAGATCGCCGCCGCTCTCAACTCTATTGAATAAAGCCACACTTGAAATTTTAATAAACGACAAATCAATTTTTAACAACAAACAATAATAAATTATGAATATGTCCGAATATAACGAAATGCTAAGTGATCTTAAGCGCAGCGGTATTGATATCAACAGTACAAGTCGAGAAGATATTGTCAATCAGGCTATGTCTGAACATGGTATTCCTCTCATGGAGATTCTTGAAAATTTTAATCGGGACGCTGTTCTTGAAGCTGTGTATGAAGCTATGATTGCTTACAATGCTATTGTTGATGAAGAGGAAGAGGATGAAGAGGATGAAGAGGAAGAGGACAATGATGATGGCATTGTTTTTGATACAAACGGTCGTATCATTTCTGAGTTTATTGATGACCAGCTTGTCGTTTATACCTATGATGAAAAGGGCAATCTTATCACTGAGACTTATCCTGATGGTACAGAGTATCGCAGGGAATACGATGATCGTAACAATATGATCAAAAGTATCAATACAGAAGGATCAATTTCCATGTATGAATACAATGACAACAATAAGCTTATCAAGTATATCTATCCTGATGGTAGAACGGTAAGTTACGTTCGTGATAGCAATGACGTGCTTGTTGATACAATTCTTGTCTGAAAATGCCAACAAAAAAGCAGCAATAAGAATGTTAAACACGTTGATCATTTTGATTTGACAATAACATTCTTATTGCTGCAACTGTTTAATATCCAATAACTTATTGGTTATTGATGTTTGAACAGGTTATCATAACAGTATGATAATCAATGAGTAAAGATAGGCGGGTATCAAAAGGTAGAAAGAAGATAGTAAGTTGTTAGACGGATTATTGTTTTGATAAAGATTACATTCATGTTATTGTTATCAAAATCATCATTCTATTATAACTTTGTTGTCATAATAAACGATTCAATCTGACAAAGTTTATTAAATCTGATAAAACGCATAGTAGCTATAATCGCTTTAGTCGCATGAATGGCATTATTATACATCTTATTTCTGTTAGATCTATTTTTGCTATTCTATACGGCTCTAAGGCTACAAGTTGTTTTTCCCTAGAGTCATCATAACTTTTTAACAAATTAAAAACCCCCCGCATTTTACCAATATTTGCGTCCGCCGTCTAGCAATAGACGGCTTTTTTGTTGCCAAATAATGCCACACACCGCCTTAAACATACCGTTTTTAGCCATTAAACACTGCCCGCCCCTGCCCCGCCCTTTTTAAACATATTTCTGTTAGATCTATTTTTGCTATTCTATACGGCTCTAAGGCTACAAGTTGTTTTTCCCTAGGGTTAGAGTCGGTATTATTAAAACACTGCGCTGCATAATACTACCCAGTTTATACATAAAACACTGCGCCCATTTATGTATACACTTTCTAAGTATAAAACACTGCCCGCCCTTATGTATATCTATTTTATATCTAAAATAAATAGATATGTTAATGATATGTATAAAACACTTGAAATAGTTATGTCTAAAATAAATAGATATATCATTTTTAAGTATAAAACACTGACCGGTAGTTTTTTTCGATTTTTCTCGACACCTTGGTTTTTTTCTGATAGTCGCGCCCGAAACTAGGTTTTCGGCTTATTGAGACTTTGTGAAACAAAGTGAAAAGAATCGAAAAAAGATCTTGTCGATTCGATTTTTACCCGGTAGGTTCCTTGCATCGTTCTGAGGGCAACGCGGTGCCAGTAAACCGCCATTCAAAAAAAGTAAATCAAATACTACAAATGCAAGACATCAACAACGCTGGTTCCGCCCCTATCGCCACCCCTACCACCCCTACCCCCGCGAAAAAACCGGGTGCGCGTGGCAAGCGGTCTGATGCCGCTCCTGATGCCGCCCCATCGCGGAGCATCATCCACTACATTGAAGAAAAAGAATGGATACAGGCAGTGAAAGATGAATTCGATCTTAAAAATGATTCGGAGGCGTCGCGCCTCGTTTGTGATGTCGCTAAAGCGTACCGTTACGATGATAACGGAAACGATCGTTTCGCCGCCATCGCCAATGAAATCGCAGCCAATCGCCACATCGAACAGGCGAGGGACGAATTGACTAAAAAGCTTGCGTCGCTCCAATCCCTAGCGGCTAAGGCGGGCTTGACATCGGACCAGTTGGAAGCCATGAAAGCGCAATTCATTGCATGAGACGCCGGGGAGAAGGTCCAATCCCTTCCCCCCTTTCCTTTCCAACCTTTCCGAAAAAATGTTCAATTCAGATGAATTGCCCGTGAATGCCTCTAGCTTCGTCGTGACGGCATTTGAAGTGTCAAACGGTCACAAGTTCGCCATCCTGCGTTGCAGTGGCTCTTGGGCCTATTACACCGCCAGTGCGGACCCGTCGTGGTTTGCAGCCGTAGACTTCCACGACTCGCGCCTGTTCATGAGTGCGAGCCGATTGGATTCCCTTGCAATCGGCGACACGTTACACGCCGATTTCCGCGATGGGGAAGTGACGTTCACCCTTGAAAGGAGGCAGGCGTGACGTTCCCGGTTGACGGTCCCGCTGATCTGCTTGATTCCCTACTGGAAGAACTAAGCAGGCCGAAGTAAACTCCGCCCCTACCCCTAACCGGGTAGGGGTTTTTTTTTATATCATTTTCTAAGTTATGGCATATCTATTTTGAATATGCTATAACTGTTTTTATAATATACTTCAACATATCTGATAAAGATATGCCGTCGTGTTATGAGTTGACATTAAGATATAACACAGGGCGATATCATCAGATATGTTATGGCATATCAGGATGACATATCATTTGAAGATGCGCCATCATATATCAGGATGACATATCATTTGAAGATATAGCATGGCATGATATATCATTTGAAGATGCGCCATCATATATCAGGATGACATATCATTTGAAGATATAGCATGGCATGATATATCATTTGAAGATGCGCCATCATATATCTCATCTGAAGATATGCCATTCGTTTCAAGATATGCCATTCGTTTCAAGATATGTCATTGTATATCTGTGCGAGTTATGGCATGGTGCATCTGTGGATGGGGCGATGATATATGTGATGATACATCTGGGGGGAGTTATGGTATATGCAATGACATATCTGTGGGGAGTTATGGCATAACTGTTCATGTTATGATTTGCATAACTCATGACATATCATTTTTGATATGTATATCTGCCATGGAAATTTTTTTACTATTTTTTCAAGCTTTTTCCTAGTGGCTTTTTTTACTATTTTTTTACTATTTTTTTACTATTTTTTCAAGCTTTTTCCTAGTGGCTTTTTTTACTATTTTTTCAAGCTTTTCCCTAGTGGCTTTTTTGTAATTTTTGGATTTCCCCTATGGGCTTTTTAAAATTGAAAAATTTTTTTTGTATTTTTTCTAGGTTTTCCCTATAGCGAAAACACCCAAGACGCCGCGCATTGGACATCTTGGGCGCTTTTGTAAAAAACCATGGCGGTTTCGCACACTTTTATTAAATATGAATATGTTGAGATCGCAGGAAAATTTAATACTTGGAAGTTTGTATTATGAGATTATCGAAGAAGGAAGAAAAGAGCGTTATTTGGAAATGTTTCGCGATCCTTATTTTGACGAAATTGAAATGCCAAGGGCTAAACGAATTATTAAATTAGCGTCTGATTCTCTGAGAAATCCAAATGCCGTTATGTGGATTCTTCGTGACTACAGAGATAAAACATTAGAAGCTTCTAAACTTAATGATTATGAAAAAATAAAAGATGTTTATCAAATTACTAAACACATGATTGGTGTATTCAATCATTATGAATCTTTAGGCATTGCCCAGATTGATAATTACAATTGGCCTAAAGATAAAAGCAATCAAGAAATTGAAACTTACTTTAAGCAACTGGAAAAGAAATGGTTGGGTGATAGAACAGAGTGGGTTGATATTACTGATGAATTGAGAAACGGTTACATTGACAAGATAATGGATGTTGGTGATAATTTTGCGTGGTATAACCTAAACAGAAACTATTGCAGAACTGAAGGAGATGCTATGGGTCATTGCGGTAATGCTGGTTCTCCGTCATCAAATGATACGGTGTTGTCTTTGAGAAAGACGCAGACACGGGGTAATCGTGTGTTTGCGAGACCATCGTTGACTTTCATTTATGACACTTCGAATGGCGCTCTGGGTGAAATGAAAGGGCGAGCCAACGAAAAGCCAAAAGCTGTGTATCATCCATATATTATGAAGCTGTTGCTTCATAAAGTTAATACGTCCAGCAGAACCGATGAAACGGAATATATGGTAAAACATGTTGTTGGCGGGGGATACGCGGCAGAAAACAACTTTGAGATATCCGATTTATCTCCTGCTCTTAAAAAGCAATTGTATGATATTAGACCCGAATTGAAAAGCTTGAAGGAAATTCGCGAAGAGATGAACGATGATGCAGCTTTTTATCAGGTAGTTGAATCGAGATTGGCATCGCAATTTCCTAATAATAATGTTCAAATAGTCGCTTCTAAAAATATAAGGGCTGTCAACGTGCATTTTCATGATGTTTGGGAAGATTGGGAATCCCTGTTTCGTATGATTAATGTTCCTCGAAACCTAGAACACTACACAGGTTATGTAGATGGATCAGATTCTTTCGATTTTTATGAGCAGGATGTGGACGACACCGATATGGTGCGTTTACTCGCTAGAGCTATAGAGAATGACACTGTTATGGAGAAACAAATAGCCGATCACATCAAGGAAAACTACGATGAGGATTTTAATATATTCAATCATAACACTCAAGAGGTATTTGAAATTCTTTTAAATAATAATGATGACATAATTGATACGTTGCGCTTTGCTGTCATTGCAGGTTCCGAAAGCGGTGCTTATGATGAGATGCTTGAATATTTCAAAGATGGTATTACCAATTTAGATCTTGATTTAAAAGATGATATTACGGTTTCCATTTATTTTGAAAATCCTGAAAACTGGATGGACAGCGAGATTGGTGCTGTTATGAACTTGAATTATTTGCTTAACAATGAGGGAGTTCTTGCAACTGACATTTTTGAAAATATTTATGGCGTAGATGGCGACATGGAGTTGCCGTATTACGGTTTTGATAAATATGACAGAGATGCTGCTTTTGATTATTTCAAATCAAACATTTAATAAATTTCATTAAATATTAAAACATCATGATATCATTCGTTCAATTCATCACAGAAAAATTCAAGCCTGAGATAACAGCAGATGCGCTTGCCAAGAAGCACAATGTTAAGCTGTCTGTCATCAAACGAGCGTTGGATAAAGGTATCAAGGTTGAAAAAGAACATGCTACAGATATCAAGACGGCTCGCACGATTGCGTCTCATCACATCAATGAAATGTTGGATTATTATGATCGTCTTGCTCGTATGGAAAAACGCAAGCGTTGAGTTGTAATACTTTTTGATTTTTCTAAATACTGTTATGTATATGGACAATACATGCGACCTATGTGATATTGCTTAGTATTGAGTATTAGCAGGATCTAGTATATGCAATAGAACTGCAATTTCTTTTGATTGTTTAGTATAAAAGCTTATTGAATGATCTTGATAAGATGAATAACATTTCTTGGCATATTTCTTATATTCTCTTTTGAATTCTGGTGGAATGAAAGCGAGTCCCCGTGCCCATGCATCCAATTCATCCCAAAATTCATGTATATGTCTTAACATATCCGCTTCTTTTAATGTTTTTGCATTTAATATTCTAGCGACTTTAGTGTCTAAAGTGTAGGTTTCATTTTTTGTTTCGTCAAATTGAAGAACGTGCCCAACTTCGTGTGCTTTTGTAAATAGAACTCTGACATAAGGTATTTTAGAATTCGGGCCGACGATATATTGTCCTTTTTTGTTTTTTGGATTGTCGAGCCCGACTTTTCGATCACATCTTATGGTATATGCAAACTCATGTTTGTGAATTGAATATCCTCGTTGTTTTAAAATTGCGTTTAATTCTCTGAGATATTTATGCGTATTTTTACGAGCATCTACTCTCTCCCTGATTTGTTTCTGGAAGATAGCTTCTTTATATTCCCTCCTCCAATTGAGAGGGTTTAAAGAGAATTTTTCATAATATATTTCAAAACTTTCCATGTAGTTATTTACTATTATATTAAAACTTAACTATTGTTATTTTGTAACATAAAGACGCACTTTAAATATTAAATAATTACATAATGGATTCTGAAAAAACAATAATAAAAGCGTTTGTGGATGGTGGTTGGATAATACCAGTTATTGGAGCGGCTGCTATGGTAGCTCGATTGTTATCATCTAAGAATAAACTATCAATAGCTGAACAATTCAAAAAAATCTTCGTTGCTTCTCTTTCATCAAGTGTTGCATGGGTAATTATAGATTCAGGAGTAATCCTTCAATCAGGAGATATTAATTCACTATATAAAGCCATAATTTACGGCATAATAGGTGTGATATCTCCTGAACTTATTGGAGGATTTGTGAATCTTGGAAAGAAATTTGAAAAATCTCCTGAAGAATTTATCAAGAAGAATTAAGCACAAGCTTTAATCAAAGCTGCTTCTTCGTCTCTTCTTTTCAGCAAACCATCAAGTCCTTTACCATACCATAAACGTTTCATGTCTATGATTTCTTGAGCAATCGCTTTATAATTTTTGGACGGAACCAAATTGCGAATATTCAGCATTTCAGACCGACGTTCTCCTGACACGCTACCGCCTCTGTTGAACACCAAAGAGACCAATGCCCCAAACGCATCAGGATGCAATTGATCGGCCTTCGGAAACGCTTGTAGCGTCTCTTTCATGAAACGTGGTATTGTGTTTGCTCTGAATACGACCATCGCGCTATCCCAAGGTATTTCAATGTCACGAACGTTAGTAACTGCATCTTTTGCTTTGGATGATGTTAATCCCAAACATTTAAACAGTCTGTTGTAATCGGATTCTGGTAAGATAGACTTCCAATCCTTTTCAAATTGAGCCGCTGTGTTATATCCCAAATCATAACCGATACCAATTGTAACTCCTGATGCACCTCCCGGATAACAAGGCTTCTTGAGAGCTTTATTATAATATGCTGGGCCTCCTCCAACTTCATATTTTATAATTAAATCAAACGCTTTGTCTGAAATATTTTTAACTACAGGGCACTCAACTTCAGGTGATGTTGTTACAGGAACGCTGTTTCCTATTATTTTATCAGATATTGCATTCCATGTGTTGGCACCATCAATGCCATCAGCACGTAGATTCAATGCAGTTTGGACATTCTTGATGATTTCTAATTTTCCGTTGAAGTTCATACAAAAAATATTTACCCATTTTATATAGAAAATCTACTAAATAATAGTGTTATGGAAACAATCATACAATTACTACAAGCACAACCATGGTTTGCTGTTGTTGCAGCTACAGTTGCTTTGGCATCTGCTATTGCTGCAATCACACCAACTCCAAAAGCAGGAACCTTACTTGGTAAGGTATATGCCGTGATCGATTTCCTTGCCCTTAATATCGGTAAGGCAAAAGACAAAGGTAACTAATGGACTTAATTGGTCTACTCAAAAACGTCTTGCTCGCTTTAACTTCATATCTGGAGTTGAAGAGCAAGACGTTTTATTATGATATCCAAACAAAAAGCAAACAAAAACAAACTGAAATAATCAATGAAATTGAAAACTTACGCACTTCTAAGCTTGATTCTGATCATGATAGGGCAGACATCCTGCGCCGTGAACTCCTCCAAGAAAAAGAGTTCGCTCAACATTTATCAACCTTCTACACTCTCTCTGGAGGCAGGTAAAGCTATTGAGACGACCGAGGGTGTGTATACACCACAAACGGATGAACTGTGGCATTCAGATAAGCGTTTCAGATTATTGGAGAGTGAAGTAATTCACCAATGATCAATCGTATAAGTGCTTTTGAATAATTTGCACTATATAATCCCCCAGCCAGCAAATTGCTGCTGAGTAAAATGCCATACCAATTGGGTATGTGTTTGCAACAAGGTAGAAAAAGAAACCTAGCCAAAATCCCATGCATAAAGCGCATGAGAACAGTTCTTTGAAAAACTTAAATTTTCTCGTTAAAGGTATACGCAAAAAATTGAGGATGGCTCCATATTTTAATATGAAGCACATCCCCAATAGGGTTAAACTGTCAAACCAGAGGTTCATCCAAGAATTAGCTTCTCTCCTGCAAGTGTCTTGACACCATCAGAAATTAAAGCAGCTTCTTCCTTCTTGACAACAATACGGTTTCCATTGTCATCAATAATTTCAACTGTTCCGTCTCCAAGATCAGTCACAACAGGGCATCCACGACCATTGCAGCAAAGTTTAACGGAGTTATCATTCAATCTAATTACGCTCATAATATGTTATTTAGTTATTGACTTGCATATGTCCACATATACCCATTGCAAGTTTTTCTTTTATTTTTACAACATCCTACTATACTAGCCCTATTTAGGTTTAAGCTATTAGCAATTTCCTGAGCCGAAGTCCACGTTTTTATAAATTCTCCTGATAATGAATATTGATTTACTTGTTTTCTAGTGGTTGGAACTCTTCCAAGTTCTCTGAAACCATGTAATACATTTTCTTGATGAGTGACCCACTCTAAATTATCAAGTCTATTGTCATCACGTTTGCCGTTTTTGTGGTTTACAATTAAATTAGGATTAGTATTTGGTAGGAACGCAAGAGCTACTAATTTATGCACACTATGGGTTTTTGATTTATTGTCTTTAGACAGTTTTATCCTCAAATATCCCTTTTTTTGTTTTTGAAGGAGACATCAAAACTGACTTATCAGATTTTTTATAGGTCAATGATAATATATTTCCATAATTTGACACCATGTATTTTTCTTCATAACCTATTATAGGTTTCCATAATTCATTTGTCATGCTCGTTAATATTTATTATTTGATATTTACTGCTCCCAAACTGAGACTGTCATACCTTTTCCTCTAGTAGAACATTCGGTATTCATGATATCTTCTTCATCATAAACAACAGATACAAGATAATCCAACTCATTCGGTCCTTCGATTGTAAGGAACCTCAATTTAGATATATCTAAATTATCAGTTTCAATGTATCCTCCGAAAACGGTTCCCTTTTCATAAGAATCAATTTCCATGAGTTGATCTGAACAACTTGCCACCTCAACACATTCCAAACATTCATATTCATCATTGAATTCAACGAAGGACTTATTCAAAATCTCGACATCATCTTCTTCAATACAGATATAACAATTATCAAAGTCAGGAGTGCTGGAATGGAATTCAATAAGTGGATTTTCATCCCAACTATAAATTTCATCATCCTCAATTAACAAATTCATTTCATCTGGAATGTCACCTTGAAAATCTTCAGGCGACCAAATATAATCTGTGATTTCAAAATCCTCATCGTTATTTTTCTTGAACCAATAAGAATATTGTTCGGGCGTGAGCTTCAGAATTGCGGTTTCTACTCCATGACCGTTTAGTGTAATTAGATATTTTTTCATTTTATTAGTATCCCCAAGCTTTGATTGTATGTTCGAAAGGATTACCTTCGATGTTCTTTACCAATTCCAACATTTCAGCAGCGATTTCTCGGATCTCTGTTTGTGAATGCTCGCTGTTTCTTAGCTTCAAGAAATTAGCAAATGAACGCATATTGAACATTACATCAGCTTGAATTTGAGAATTGTAAGTCTTGAAGAATCGTGCGCTTTCTTTGGCACGTTTACGGCCAAGGACTGGAGTAAGATCGGCTAGACACTGATGATACAACCGAGTACCTTCAATCGTATAGTCATGAAGAACCTGTGCCCAATTTTCATATACTGGACCTAATCCATGAACTGGTGATATTTCGACATCGTTCCAATCTTCAGGAATGTAATACTTATCTTCCTTGAGTTCCTTGTATCGTGCGCTCTCAGCGTTCATGCTTGAGAGCCTATGTTTTAGGAGGTGAATATGACTAGCGATTTCAGTATCAACAAGAAAGTGAACCATCCCCTTTTCAAAGCATGTGTGATGACCTTCCAACCAGAGCATATTAATCAATTTATCAACTCTATTTCGTTTCTCATCTGTTAATTCTCTACTGGTGCTCGTCCACGCGCTACAAGCAATAATTTCATCGCTTCCGTAGTGTCCAATTAGGGATACTGTATTTTTATTACTCATATATTTTATTGTATAACTTCAACTTTAACATCGGTAACGCCTTGGTTTTTGAATCCGAGACGAGATGCAACGCCAACAGTCACATCAATGACACGACCCTTAACATACGGTCCTCTGTCAGAGATTTTAACAATCTCGCTCCTACCATTGCGGACATTGGTAACTTTTACCTTTGTTCCTAATGGAAGTGTTTTATGAGCAGCTGTTGAGCTATTATTGTTCAAACGTTCACCACTAGCTGTCTTGTTTCCTTTGTTGCAGAGAGTGGAATACCACGACGCTTTTCCGGTTTGAACTTGGGTTGGTTTGCTTGATTTCATCGGAACGCTGATTGGCTTTACAGCGGAGCAGCTGACCGAGAAAATAAGAAGTAGTGCTGTTGTCAGTAATTTCTTCATATCGGGTCTATTTAACCACCCGAATCCAGTTTGTCAACCCTGAAAATGGAGGAGAGCATCGGGATCGAACCGAAAGGCCGCTGTTCACGACCTCCCTCTGTTTAGCAAACAGCGACAGCCACCGAGGCTGCATTACTCTCCATAAATCATTTACCATAAACGATTTTGTTAAATTTCAGAAAATTTTGGTAAATAAACATATGGCTATCAATTCTAATATTAACGCAAATCCAGCAATTGTTGATTATGGCAAATATGTGCAAATCATTGATGATGCGAGATTTCCAAATATTAGTTCTTACAATAGCACGACTTCTACGCTCAAGGAATATCCTAAGTATGCTACTTTGACATACAATATCAATTCAGCAAGCAACAGTGACCCACAGCCTATTGTAATTGTAGATCCTACACATTTCAATGGTAATTTTAATATGGCGAGCGATGCGTTTGGTCGCGTTCGTATGTCTGCGCCTCTAACTCTATTCGATTCATCTCACAGATACTCAGACAATAACTTGTGGGGAACTCTAACTGGCGGCACAGTTACAGCAGCCGCTTCTGCTTCATTTAATCAGACACAAGGATTGGTAGATTTGAGAGTCGACGCATTAAGTGGTTCAAAGGTGTATAGAGAGACAACAAAGGTATTCGCATATCAGCCCGGTAAGTCTCTTCAAATTATGAGCACTTTCACATTCAATGCAGCCAAAACAAACCTTAGACAGCGAGTTGGATATTTTGGAAATGACAATGGTATTTACTTGGAGCTTGATGATTCAACACTATATATAGTTGAGCGTAGTATAACGTCAGGATCGCTCTCTTCAACTCGTATATCGCAGGCTAATTGGAATGTTGATCCTCTTAATGGTTCTGGACCGTCTGGTTTGGTGATAGATATTACAAAAGCTCAGATATTGTTCATAGATATTGAATGGCTTGGACTTGGAACCGTTAGAACAGGTTTTGTTATCAACGGGCAATTTGTCCCATGTCATTACTTTCATCACGCTAATATAATATCATCGACGTATATTACAACAGCATGTTTACCATTGAGATATGAAATAGAAAACAAAGCAGCGACAGCAAGCTCTAGCATTCTTAAACAAGTTTGCAGCACCGTTATATCAGAAGGTGGTTATGAAATTAGAGGATTACAACAAACAGTAGGTACATCAATAACAGCTGCAAAAGCACTAGCAACAGCAGGTACATTTTACCCAGTTGTTACACTTAGGTTAAAGGCTACTAGGCTTGATGCGATAATCATTTTAACAGCATTATCAATAATGGGGTTAGGTACTGGCATTTACAATTGGCGAGTTATAGCCACCGGTACTACTTCTGGTGGTAGTGGTACTTGGGTAGATGCAGGTGCTAACTCTTCTGTAGAATATAAACTAGATGCAACTGGTGTTACTGGTGGTAGAGTAGTAGCAAGTGGTTACTTGACATCATCCAACCAAAGTACTGCAACAATTAATATATTAAGAGATGCTTTATTTAAGTTTCAATTAGAACGTAACACATTTACCAGTACTCCATATGAGCTAACTTTAGCAGTTACAGCAAGTACAGCTAATGAGCAAGTCCATGGATCTGTTGACTGGGAAGAAATTTCGAGATAAGTTCAAAGAAAAGGGGGAAGAGTTTTAAGCTCTTCCCCCAAATCAATTCTCAATCTTGAGCTGACAAATGCTTTTCATGAGCTGCGCCATAATATAGTCATTTTCTACCGCTTCACGAACACGAACATGGTCGTAAGTTACGCAATGACCATGCTGAGCTTTCTTATCATAAACCCAGTCATCTTCAGGATTGATATATCGACTATCACGCCAATCGAATTTCTCACATAGATACTTGAGTGTAATATACCGCACTTGCGTTTCGCTCAGCACCACATCAATATTAGCTGTACCGGTGACTTTCATATTAACCCTGACCTCTATACTTCTTCTTGTAATTCTTGGAATTCTTGAGATGTGAGGTCTTACTCTTAGCGTGAATTCCCTTACGTTTGACTCTCTTACTGCCTTCTTTTTGTGTCTTCTTCATAATCGAAAAAATGGTTTATCACACATTTAGTTACTTCAAAAATTGAAGCATCCAAGACAGACTACGTGGAAGTAGTGTGATTTCTGTCTCTAGCCGTGGTCGGACTCGAACCGACAAGCCCAAGGGCGGCAGATTTTCTTACCACTATAGTTTTCACTACCTACACAATGTATAGTTTGTGGTCTGGACTATCCCTTGATCATAACTTTCGTCTTAGATCCTCGCCGTCTAGTCTCTACACCTTCCTTATTACTAAGGCTTGGCTCGGGATTGGCATTTTAAAGCGTTCCCCGAATTTGACGAGTTACATCTATAAAGTTTCCCCTATAGAGCTCAATTTATCTTATAAGTCTGCTGTGTTTACCATTTCACCACACGGCCATTTATGTTATACCCAATTATACGCTTGTTCCTTTGAGATAAGTTAGAACTTTATCTGCACCAACAATCAATTGTGTTTCTGTATCAGGTTCGCTTACGATAAGTGTTGGTACATTTCTGATTTTATGTTCTTGAAAAAACTCTAAATCATCAGACATATCTTTCGTCACAACATTCAAGTTGTTGCTTGAGATGAAAGCTTTAATCATTTGACACGGTCCGCAGAATGTGCTTGTTGCTAGTGTTATCTCTTTCATATAAAGATATTATTATATGGTTCAAGAAAATCAATTCACTTTGTGATATTTGATTAACTTGTTCTGTAAAGTGAGGAGGGAGTGGGATTCGAACCCACGGAAGGCTCGTCACCTCCTCTACTTTTCAAGAGTAGCGTATTAATCCATCTCTACCATCCCTCCATAAATTGGTCGATGTAAGATGACGAAAATATATTCATATGATATATTTATAACATTTTGATTTTGACAATAAGTTTAAAATGGTACACCTGGCGAGATTCGAACTC